GACAAAAGAATTATTATGGTTCTCAAATTGATTCAGGTTATAATTGTATTGGCCAAACTCATAAGTGATTTTAGAAGGTGTAAAAGTATTATTGACGAGTTATTACAATTATTACAAATTGCATTACCATCGAACACAAATTTATCACCAAGTTTAGTTTTCGGGTCTCAGTTTTTACCCGGCACATCCCCAACAAGAGCATTTGTGAATACAATACAAGAAATGCAGAAAAAAGGTTTACCGACAGGTTCACTACCAAGCGGTGCTCCTAACCTATTTGTTCAAAGTTTATTTTCTCAAATTAAAGGAAGTATGACAGAACAATTTGAAAATGGTAAAACTCAGATAAGTATACCACCATTAGCAATAACACCAGCCGGCGTAACAACACCATCAAGTGCGTTCGGTAAATCTTTTTAATATGAATGAACAAGATTTCACAAAAGCAAAAGATATAATAGCAAATTATAAAAACAAATCAAACAACGATTTGACATTTGCTATGGACATTATCCAAAAAGATTTCGATTTTACAAAGGAAACTTTGATAAAAATGTCGGAACATTTGGATAAATTAGAAAAGTCATATGGAGTTTTATTAACAGAATATCAGTCAAGAAAAAATGGCATCAAAAATAGATAGGATATTATTCACAGCCGTCGTTATAGACAATAAGGACCCATATATGTTGGGTAGAGTTAGAGCAATACCTGAACAAGAATTTTATTTAGACATCTTAAAAAGTATAAATGAAGATTGTGCAATTTTTGATAACCAAAAGAATATAATAGGTATCAAAAAGGAGTGTCAGTGGGAAATGTTAGACCCATTTGTTTATTTACCTCTATTACCATTTCATATAAACGTTGTTCCAATGGAGAGTGAAATTATTAATATTATAACCCCTGTGGTTCAAAATGCGTCAAGTCCGTATAGAACACAAGCAGCCAATAATCAATATTATTTACAAGGGTCTTATTCCTCACCTATGGCTTCCCCAAAAGAAACATATCCAAATGCTAAAGCATTTACATCTCAAGGGGATTTAGTAAAAAAACATTATAGGTTGAGAAATAAAGATAAGTTAGGGACCTATACAGATGTTCGCTCCAAAGGTATATTTCCTGAACCAGGAGACAATTACATATTGGGTAGAGGAAACTCTGATATTATCGTAAAGGCAAATGAGGTTTTGTTAAGGTCAGGAAAAACAAGATTATTGAACCCTAAACAACCACCTTTACCAAATGATAATAGAGGATTTTTACAACTTTCAACTTTTGAACAAACAAGGTCAGGTCTGATAAAAAATACAGAAGAGGTGTTGATTAAATTCATACGTAAAACAAAAAATGTATTGAAGTTGGTTGAATGGCATATAGAAAATTTGGAGAATACTCAAGATTTGTTTTCTGGTTATGTATATCTATATAATGTCAAACCTGATGGAAATAAAACAAACACCAACAATTTTAGTTTAAGTACGGAAGTTACACCTAGCACACAATTACCTGGTAGTGTTAGATTTAGTAATCTGTCTTTCGGTGAAGCGGTTAATGTTATAAACTCATTCATTAGGGGACTTAATGACGGATATATACCATTTTTTCCAAAACACGGTAACGTAGGAACCGCAGTCCCTAACGCATTTCCTTTTTATTTCAGACCATCATCAAGAACATATGGTAAAATTCAAAACTACGCATCAAATACAAGTCCTGATAAAAACACAGAATTTAGTAATGCTACAAGATTTATGAATGCTGTGAAACTTAAAGATACTGACAAACAATCAGGAAATGGTTTAGTTTCGTCAAGAGGTTATTTAGGTCCATTTGTCGTTCCAAAAATCGAAGAGTTATTTGATTCAACAGTGGATAATCAATCTATAAGTTATGGTATTTTAGGTAGTGAAAAACTCTTCTTATTATCACAGGATTCCAATAATCCAAGAAGAGGAAAAATAGATTTTTCAAATACCATATATGGATTCAATGATAATGATATTGTTGACAAAGACCTACTTAATAAAACATCTTCATCAGTTAGGGGTGAAGAATTATTAGAACTTTTGAATCAGATAGTGATATTTTTGTTGGGACATGTTCACCCCCACGATGGACTACCACCTGATTCAGTATCTCAAGATGGTTTAGGGTCTCAATCTATTATTGAAAAAATGAACAAAGCTTATACCGAAGTTTTGAATAACAATATTAGAATTAACTAACAATATTGATTTTTGAAATATTTATTGAATAAATTACTATGTCGATAAATAATTCGTATTTTAGCAGAAATAACACAATACTTTCTAACGTATACACTAATACAGGTAGAAGCCCTATTACCCAACTTTATTTTGGTTCGACTACCTCACAGAACCCTTTGGTCGCATATTCGAGATTCATCTTCGATTTGGATTTAACTTTATTGCAACAAAAATACGCTGACGGGACTATAACATCTGGTTGTAGTGCAACCGCAACTCATACTTTGATGATGAGAAATACAGGTTCTTTTGATAAAGCATTATTAAATACTCTGGTTCCATCCGAAAACAGACAAAGAGCAACATCATTCGATTTAGTTTTATTTAGAATACCTCCTACAACCATAGAAAATGGTCAACCTCAATCTTGGGATGAGGGGGTCGGATATGATTATACTGATTTGATGTCCAACCCAGGTGACAAGAACTTTTCGGACAGACCATCAAATTGGTATCAAACAACTACTTTATCGGGGTGGTCCACAAATGGTATATATGATAATACAAATTCTCAGTCAGGAAATGTCATACATTATTCGGCACTAACAATAATTGATGAACAACATTTTGAATTTGGTGATGAGGATATTTCATTTGATATGACAAATGAAATAAATTCTATACTCAATGGTAGTTTGACAGGTGTCACAGGTTGGGGTATTGCATTCAAACCTGAATTAGAACTTATAACAGGTTTGACACAAGCATATACAGTTGGATTTTTCACAAGACACACACAAACGTTTTATGAACCCTATCTATTAACTGATTATAACGATTTAATAAGTGACGATAGAGATTTATTTGCACTTAATAAAGTTAATAAACTTTATTTATACGCTTATGAAGATGGAACACCTATCAATTTGGATTCAAATCCGACAGTTAGTATAGCAAATAATAACGGTGATGTTATTTCCTCTTTATCTGCACTTACAACTTGTAGAAGAACCAAAGGGGTTTATGAAGTAACAATACCAGCACTTTTAGGGTATAAAACACCTTGCACTTTCACTGATACTTGGAAAGGTTTATATCTCAATGGTGTTCAGATACCGAATATCGAGAATGAATTTATTATAAAACCTTATGGTGCTTCAATATCAATTGGGACTTCATCAAGTGAGCCGTCTGTTTATGGTTTTGATTATTACGGCATAAAACAAGACGAAAAAATATTGAATACCGATATACGTAAAGTAGGGGTGATAATAAAAAAAGAATATACTTCGAATCAACCTCTTAATAAGGTTAAGGCATATTACAGAGTTTATGTCAGAGAAGGTCAAACAGAAGTTCAGGTTCAGGATTGGACTCAAATAAATAAAACACCTAATGAATACTATTTCATATTTGATACAAGAGATAAAATTCCTAACGAATATTTTATTGATTTGAAATTAATCATCGACGGAGAATTGAACACTTACAAGAGACAAATCAAGTTTCAAATCGTCGATAAAAAATAATCAACAATCTTACATTTGAACATTTGGACTTGTTTTCTTAATATTTATAAGTAAAATAATACTTATGAAAACACTACTAACTTTTATGATGGCATTGCTATGCCAGGTATCTTTGTCTCAGTCGATATGGGTGGGACAGGTATTGTCATTTGACCAAGGACTAAACAACAACGGAGAAAGTATTAGTCCATTACGCTCCAATAGTTCTAATTGTATTGGAATGGCGCAATCATCAGATTCATTCACACCTGACACTAATGCTAATTACGTGTCGTTAGGTTTCAAAGGTGAAATGGTTGTGATGATGGAATCTGCGGTTAAAAATGTTGAGGGAATGGATTTGAAAGTTCACGAAACAACATTTGGAACACCACCTTGTAGAAGGTATCCTGAAAGAATTATGTTATTCGCATCACAGGATAACTGTAATTGGTATTTTTGTGGTATTGGATGTCAAGACTCAGAGTTTGATTTAGGTGAATTAAATTGGGCTCAGTATTTCAAATTAGTTGATGTTTCTCCTTATGGTAATTTTGACCCATTCGGAGTATGTGACGGCTACGATGTTGATGGTATTGAGGGTTATGTTTTGGAAACTGAAATGTCTCCATCAACATTAGGTGTTGGTACCGCACAACACATTATTAATTTTACACAAGGGCTTAGAAAAAATGGAACTCCTGTTATTTCATCAAGAAGTAATCCATCAAACGCTCTTGGTTTACCACAAGGAACTGAAAATGTTAATTTTGTTTCACTAGGTTTTGGAGGTCAAATCACTTTAAAATTTGATTACACCGTATTTAATATCGATGGTTTCGATTTCAAAATCACTGAAACGACTTATGGTAATCCACAGTGTCCTCAATATCCTGAACAAGCACTTATCGAAGTTTCTATGGATGGTTTTATGTGGACAACTTTGGGTGTTTATTGTTTGGATGCGATGATTGAATTAGGCGATGTAAATTGTTTCCAATACATCAGAATTACAGATAGGTCTCGTAGTTCATCATTTGGTCCAACCGCTGATGGTTATGATGTTGACGGTGTATTCTCATTTCAAAACTGTGGACCTCAACAAAGAGTTGATTTCGACGACATAGTTACAATGAATGAAGAAAGTGAAGTAACATTATCACCCAACCCATTTGACGATGAAATAATCATCAATAACAACGAAATAAAAGATGTTATCGTCTATAATTACGTAGGTATGTTAGTCAAACAATATAGTGGTGTTACAAACCAAATAGATGTTTCAGAATTACCTAAAGGTGTTTATTATATCGAGGTTTTAAGTAATCAAAGTAAAACAACCCACAAGTTATTCAAAAACTAAAAAAACTTAAAAAGAACCCCTCCAAAAGAGGGGTTTTTTATTTTTGTAAGTATTTATTGTAAAATTATTTTTTTATGAAAAAAGTTATCAGATTAACCGAATCGGATTTGGTTAGAATTGTTAAAAAAGTAATAGAAGAATCCACCAGTTCTTATAATAATTTATTGGGTAGAAACTTCAAAATTAATACTGACGGTACGATATCAATTGCGAACAATAATAACCAATTACAAAAAATTAGATTATTCACTAAATTGGGTAATATGAATATAAAAAAAATTACACCTAACAGTAATGGTTACACAATCACAGGTGGTAAAATGTCTAAAGATGTTGGTTACGATATAATTAAAAAAGTCCTAAAGTTTGTTGACACAGGCTCACCAAATGTGATTGAGAGTGGTAGTATTGTTGAGCCTGATTTAAGATTAAAAAAAGTATAAATATGAAAAAAGTTATTAGATTATCAGAAGCTGATATCACTAAATTAGTGAAAAGAGTTTTAGAAGAATCACACGAAAATTATTCAGATAGATATATGTTCTTTTCTAATTTAGAACAAATGAGAAGGCAGTGTGATATGTTATTAGAGTTAGACCAAGATATGGTAACTCAAATATTAGATGATGGTCACGATTGGGCGCAGGACCATATCGCAGAAGCCAAAAACAATATGGACCAAGTATTTGATTTTATGATGAATCATATAAAAGGCGATGGTCAACAGGATATCGAAGACGCATCTTTTACAGGTATGATGGAAGAAGGTAGAAAAAAAACAGGTACTAAACTATGTGCAAGGGGTAAGGCCGCCGCTAAGTCAAAATTTAAGGTCTACCCCTCCGCATATTCGAACGGCTACGGAGTACAAGTTTGTAAAGGACGAATGCCAGGTTTAGACGGAAAGAAAAAATGTTCTCCACCGTACTGTTAATGTCAGAAAACTTTTATATCTTTGTATCCACAAAATATATACTATGACACTTTATCAATTCGTAAAAAGAAAAATTAAAAGAGTATTTCTCAAATATTACCTTTGGATACATAGGAGACCCCTTGACGAGAAAATTGACGCCGCAATGAGTAGGTATCAACAAACCTGTTTTCATATTGCAAGAAAACTTCTCAAACAAAACGACACTGAGTTGATATTTGCACCAGTATCGGAAAAGAAAATCATAATCAATGATAGGTTAGGAATTGTTGTGACTTTACAACATCAACAAGCCTTTGTGACAAACCACGTATATCATTATTCTATATTAATGGAACCAAGAACTTGGGAAAGAGTAAATTATCTGTTCGGTAACGAGATTGAGAAGCGCAGAAAATCCTACGAAACCGTGATTCATTCTCAAATTAATTGTTCTTTAACTGACATTCTTAAGAAGATATAATTAGAACAATAACCAAAAACTCGATATTTCCATTTTCAAGTTTCTTAACATACTCAAACTTTCTTAACGGATTTTTTGCTTTTTGTATCGACATACTTTGAGCGGCGGATTGTGTTTTACCAACTGAACTGAAAACTTGATAATTACCATCTTTACCCATTTTCAAATTCATACCACCTGGCATTGTAGAATATCCATTTTTGTCTAAAAAAGTTAGTAGTTCCTTTTTATTATATGTTTTACCATCAATCTGTTCTAATATAATTTTTCTTATTAAGTTTACTAAATTGTTTTCATTAGTTATTTTCTTAGGTTTGTAACTCACCATAGTTGGTTTGTTACCTGTACCTGTTTTCGGTTTTGTTTTTTCCGCTCTTCTTTTTTGTTGACACGCTGACCTTTTTTGGGTATCTGTCATTTTAGATGCAACACCCACAGCGCGACATTTCGGATATCCTTTAGAAGATGCCTCAGGTCTACCACAAGGAGGATGACCACCACCTTCTTTTTTTCGACATATATTAACCCAAGGACCTTTTGGCTGTTTCGACCCTTTAGGTTTTTTCTTAGTGCCAAACCAAACGGCTAAATCTTCCTTAAGAGTTTTTATTATTTTATCAGTCATCTCTTTGATTGGTCCGTTATTTAATACATCACCATCAGAATCACTTAGACTTGGATGTTTTTTATTATAATTGGATACTTTTCTCGCTAATACTTCTTTTTTCTTAATTTCTTTTTTTGGTGTGCTCATTTTACCATCATAACTATCATATGATAGTTCTGCACTATCGTATTTGGAGTCAGATTTTATAAAGGGTTGTAAGTCTTGTTTTTTGAATTGTCTTAAACCTGGACTTAATGGGACTTGATATTTTCCACCAACAATAGAATCGGAAGTTGCTTCATTAATGTTTTTATTATTTGTCATCAAGAATATTTTTTATTATTCTTATATAAATATCCATAAAACTAATAATATTATGACAAATCAAAAACTTGTTTGGACAGATGAATTAAGAAATGAATTTTACAAATTCAGTTTAGATAATTATAATTTGTTTGACTCGGTTGAAGATGCAACCACCGCTTTTATTATTGATAAATTACATACCAATGAATATAGAAGAAAAAAACAAACAGAATTTAGTAAACCTTTTTGGGAATTTAGAAATAACTGATAACGTACAATTGGATACTTTGTTGTGTACAATGGATAAGAATGTTGCGACTGTATTTTTGATGCAAGCAGTTCAGTTTGCATTTGAACGAGGCGCATACAATCTAACAGAATCAGAGGTGATTTCTAAGTGTTTAAGAACACTTTCAACCAAAATTGATGAATAAAAAAAGGGACGATTTCTCGTCCCCTTTTCATTATTACATTTCAATTGATTATCTCAATTCTCTTAAGTCGAATGTACGTACACCGTCAACTGTGATACGTCCGTAGAAACGGTTGTTAACCATCTTCTTAGCGTAACGTGTCATGATACCTTTGATAGGTGTGAAGTTAAACGGATTATACATAGTTGGAGTCAACTGTAGAGGTACATACGGTGCGTAAATGTAACCTGTATCAAGAAGTGACGTTCCTTTGTGACCAATCAACACTGTGTTTGGTGGGAAGTAAGGGTCACGGTATACTTGGTAACGACCAGCTAATGTACCTACTCTTTCGATACCCATGTTGTATTGGTCTTGTTCAGGTGAAGCATTTGATACATGGAAATATTCCAAGTCATCAAAAATCGCAGAAACCTCTGAAGATACAACAATCCAGTTAGCACCACCACGAAGAGTTGACTTGTGAATTTGTGCAGAAATTTGGTTGATTGCAGTAATCAATGTTTGGTTCCAGTCTTTTTGAGTGTAAGGAGTAGTTCCTGTTGAAGATAGACGCTTCCATCCGTTGTAATCCCAACGAAGATTCCAAGCCGCTCCTTTACGTAAGTCACGTAGAATTTCACGGTCAATTTCAGCCGCAACCTGTTCTGACAACAACGCAGTCAATTCAGCCTCAGCATCAATGTTGTGGAATGCCGCAACGTCTTGTGCGAGTTCAGGTGACCATTGTGCTCTTAGTTTTCTTTCAGATACTGATACAGTAACTGACTCAAGGTCAAATGATACCTCACCAATTTTATCCTCGAATTCAAGTTCTTCATAACGTCTCCAAACCGCTACGAAGGCATTGTTTGCAGCTGTTGATGAAGAAAATGTCGAGCCAGTGTAACCATCTAATGATTCAGCACCACAATTAATACATGTAGGAACCTGTAAATCAACCTCTAAGAAAATAAATCCATTTGCCGTGCAAATATCATCATAGGAACCTCCGTTACCAGTGGTTGGCCAAGTAGTTGATGAGCTTCCACCGTACTGAACAATTCCTTTACCGTATCTTTGGGTTACAACTCTAAAAAGATATGGGTTAGAAATATTAGCCGATGTAGTAGTATTAGTTGATACACCAATAATTTTCAAATCTGAAAGAAATGTTTCGGAATCTATTTCCGCACCATCAGGTCCGACAAGTTTACCAGCACCAGAATTAGAAAATCCGGATAAAACTACAATTACTTTTCTAAAATTAGCACTTGTATAACCTGAAGGTATAAGATTACCTGTAGATGACTCCCATGCATATGTTACAACTGAACCTGTTATTGCAGACCAACGACCTTTTGAGTAATCGAAAAGTCCTGGAGGGTCAAGTCCTGCCTCACTACCTTCATAAAATAAATCGTAAAGATTTTTAGCATAAGCGCCCGAACCTGTATATCCAGCATCAGGAGCTCCAGGATAATTTCCTGGTGAACCAACAGGTGCGTAATGGTCACCCGAGGCAGTTGCAGTTCCACCTGTATATCCTTGAATTTTAGGAACGAAATAGAACAATTTACCAATTGGTAAGTTCATAGCCTGAACTGATACAATTTCGTTAGCCAATAATTTAGAGAAAACACGTCTTACGATTGGAAATACAACCGTTTCGAATGCTCCGTTTGAAGATTCTGATGAAGCTTCGTTAATCAAATGTGACGCTTGGTTTTCATACAACTGCGCAACATTTTCTTTTAGGTGACCACGTAGGCCTTCAAGGAACCCTAATTTGTCCCATTTGTTGATAGTATCTTCTTTGATAACTTTAAGGTGCTTAAGACCAATGTTACCAACAAGACCTGATTCTAATAATGCTCCCATTTTTGGAATAATTTTTAAGTTTATGTTTATTTTATAATCTTACTCATAATATCCTTCATTCTTAAGAATTGAGGATTCTCATAAGTTTTAGATTCAATTAATGTCGATGCTGAACCAGATGAAGGAGATTTTTCGATATTTCTCTCAATAGATTCAGTTATTGACGGTTTTGTTGTTGTGTTTGATAATTCACTTTTTATTGTACGATACAAATTTTTGGATTCTTTAAGAGATTCAACACCATCAAATCTTCTCAAAATGTTAATTTTCTCTTGTTTAGATGTTGAATGTTCAGTGAATAACCTTGTTGCGTATGCTAAATTAGAATTGAAAATAGCCACTTCATTAAGTTTATCTCTGAATACATTAAGTGCTTTACGATACTCTTCGTTTTTCTCTCTAAGAATTTGAATTTGTTCTTCGTTTCTTTGTTCGTTTTCGAATGTAAGGTTTCTGTTTGGTGTAATACCCTTTCTCAAACCACGTCCACTTTTAGAACCCATACCATAAGTACGTGCCGCTTCTTTGGTTTCTTGTTTCTTTCCAGAATGAAACATTGCCGAAGGTTTTCCTTTACTCATAGTATTAGCTCCTTCTTTCTTTTCTTGTTTCATTCCTTCTTTGAATTCGAATTTAGGTCCTTTACCAATACCTACACCTCTTGTTCCTTGTTTTTTGTCTTCTTTGAAACCTCCTGATGATTTTTTGTATGTGAATTTTGGTTTACCAATTTTAGCTCCTTTACCTATTTTAGGTTTCATAGCTTCATTTTGTAAATACTCAGAATCCATTTCGTATAAATCGCTTTCATCAGAATCCTCATCGTCAAAATCCTCATACTCCATTTCATCCAAATCGACTTGATAAATTGTTTCATCTGAAGTATCGTCGAATAATTCTGTATCTGAATCATCAACTTCGAGTTCATATACGACTTCTTCATCGGATTTATAGTTGAATTCATTTGAATCATCCTTTGAAAATACATCATCAATCATTGATTGTAATTCTTCGTCATCCGAATAATCTGCTTCTCCTATTGAATATTCATCGTCTACGTCGAATGATTCACCAAACTCATCATACTCATTGTATTCATCATACATTTCGTATGTTTCCATATATTTGTCATCTTCTGACTCCATTCTAATCATATATTCTTGGTCTGCTTCCTCGTCGGAAAGGTTTATGATGTTGTCATCCTTTTTTACAATGATTCCGTCTTCTGGTCCCAATGCTTTGAAAACGGTTAATAAATCTTCATCGCTGATATCATCATTTCCTGAAAAGTCGATTACATCTTCTTCATCATCAGGCATGTTCGTCATTGCAAAGTCTTCTTCGTCATCTTCATCATCAGGCATATCCATCATTTCAGAGTCCTCATCGTCCTCATCATCAGGTATGTCCATCATTTCAGAATCATCATCACCTTCATCATCAGGAACATCTGATAATTCAGGGTCATCTTCAATCTCCTCGTCATCTGGTTGTTCAGATACGATAGATTCTTTTACCAATTCTTTGATTTCTTGCTTCATAGTAGATGCAAGTATTCCTTTTGCATTTTCGGCTACGGCCTCTTCCAAATTTTTCATTTGTATAAGAGCGTCTTCAACCAAGTTTTTTTCTTTTGACATTTTTTTATGTATATTTTTTTCATATAAATATATTGGTATTCGAAAAAAATTCAGTTTTTGGTATTTTTAGACATTTATTTTATAAAATAAAAAAAGGGAAACCTTTTGAGTTTCCCTCCACAATACAAAATTTTCAGTAACTGATATTACAAAACTTCGATTACCTCGTCAATTTTACTTTCCGCAATTGATGTGATTCGCCAATCCCAAGTTAGGTCACTATACCTTTTTGTAATCTTAGCCTCAACATCTGTTGGATTGTAAGCCTTAACAAGTTTTTCCTCTTTAACTTTTTTTACTTTACCAGTTTCTTCATCAGGAAATTCGTAGTAGAGTTTTGCAATGAAATATTTTTCGTCCATAATTTTATTTTTTATAAAATATCATCATAATATTTTATAAAATCAAGGATTACTTATTTAGGTATGTATTTAATCGATTCATTAAATCTAAAGATTTGTTTGCTTCAGGTCCTACATGACGTTCCCTTTGAGTTTGTTTTTCTTCTTCTAAATTTTCTTCGAATTTATTTCTGTCTTCAGGATTAGAAAAAAGATAAGCACCAGGGGTTGATGGAGATGACACTAAGTCAAAACAAATTAATTCAAAATCATCTTGAACCTCGTTTTGTTCACCAACTTTTTTTAGTGAACCTACACCTCTTGATGATATACCTAATGTCACACCCTGTCTTAAGTAGTTTGCCGCTAAATCTCCTTTAGTTGAACAGATACCTCTTTCATGGAATCCTGGTGACGTTAACAATCTTAACTTACCCATTAATATTATTCCATCCCACCAAATATCTGTTATAATGTGAGCAACTCTATCTAAGTCGATAAGGGATGATTCAGGGTGATTAAGTTCTGAAAGTGAAACACCCTTATTAATCATTTTTTTATAATTTTCCGCTTCTCTTTTTAATATTTTCTCAGGGTAAATCCTACCATTACGATTTGGTGTGTTATATTTTTGTAAAACCGCATAAAACTCAAAAGGTTTACTGTGGTCCATAAAACTTTTGGATTCCATCAAAATATTTTGATTTCCGAATTCCTTTGGTGATACATATCCTGCATCATACTCAATAAGAATTCCTTTCCCTGATTCATAGGGTTTCAATATTTTAAGTTCGTTCATATCGATATTTTTATATAAATACCTCAAACTTTATATTTATACCTCAACAAGTTCAGTTTTGTCTTTTTTACTTAAATGAAAATCGAAATATTCGTTTCCTCTGAATATATCCGAGTGAATACAACTTACAATAGATTTTATTGATTTTTTTAATTTTGTAGATTTGAAATCCATCTCTTCTAAAAGATATAGATTGATTTCTAAATTTGTGAAAGACCTTTTTTTGTATTGAATTCCGCTTGTTCGTAAATCTAAATCAACTATGAATTTTTCATCGAACATAGTTTTGTCAAGACAATTGAATACGACGTGTTTGATTGCTCTTGACATATTGAGGACAATTCTTGTCCAATTTTCAAAATCGTCTTTTGGTTCTACCCAAGTTTGAATGTTAATGTAAATTGATTTTAAGTTTTTTGAATCTACCGTACCATAGGTAATTTTTGACGATTTGAACCCGCTTAGTTTAGCGGTTTTCCCTTTCTTCATTCTCTCATTTTTTTCGGAGTTTATTTATCTGAAAAAAAGGTAGATAAAGTTTGTCAAAATGTCAAAAAATTAAATATTATCAACCAAATTCTTTAACTTGAAGTATTCTAATCTATCAAATTTTTTAGATTTGATGTTATCTATTGTTTCATTAATTGTCTTTTTGACAGATTCGTCGGTTTCACCCTCTAAAACAACAACTAATTTAACTACCGCTTCATCTTTTAAGTTTTGGAATTTCCCAACTAAAACCGATTCATGTTCTTTTAATAATGTATTGAGTTCTTTCCTTTCAGATTCGTTTAAGTTAGATATAAATTCTTCAATAGTTTTATTTGCAACTTTAACCATAGAACTTAAAGGTAATAGAATTGTTTCTTCAGTTTTATTGATTAGTGTTTTTTTCAATCCCTCAACAATTACTTTTTTACTTCTTACTTTATTTTCCAAATGTAAAACATCACTTGAGTTGTAAAATAAATTATCTATATCAGTATATTGATTATGACAATTTACACCAACTGTCCATCTTCTCAAAGATTCTAAATCTTTTTTATTAGTTTTGTTCAATATGTTTTCAAACATTGTGATTGATTCAAAAACAAAATCTTCTGCCAATTTTTGGTCATAACCTTTGTTTGTTGATAACTCATCATAAAGAAAAAATAATTTAGATATGTTTTTATTTGATAAAACATTTCTATTGAAGTTTTTTATTTCTTCTTTGAAGGTTCCTTTACCGTATGATTCAGACAGAAGCTTCTCAACTTTTGATTTTAATACACCTATTTTCATTTGCGAATATTTTATAATAAATATTAGTCATTTAGTATTCTATCGAGTTCATTCCCAATATCACCCAAAGAATTTCTTGCCCTTGATAAATCTATAAAGTCATCTTCATTTATCAAATCGTTACTTTCTAATAATATATTCATATTATCTCTTCTTTTGGATTCTGGTGTTACTCCGGCCGCTCCACCTGGTTCAGGACCTGGTGGTGGTGGCGGTGGTGCTCCTCCCATATCACCTCCACCTGGAGGAGGTGGTGGTGTGGCACCTGCAGCGGCAGTTGTTCCTGTTTGTGAGCTATATAATTTATCTACATTATCAAAAATTCCTGTATGAACAATAATAGTTGCGGTATTCGTGAGTTCAGCTGCCACCGCTTTTTCAATTCTTTGTTGTTGTAAATCAAGTTGTATTTCTTGGTCTGAGAATCCTAATATATGTTTTTTAGCCCAAGAAACTGAAACAGGTGCAATACCTTCAACCGCAGTTACGGCATCTTTATATAATAACATTTTTTCTTTCCAAACATCAACCGCCAATAAGTCAGCTTGTTTAGATGAATTATTCAAACCTAATGTAAAATTACTTAATTCATCTTCGAAACCTAATAAGAACAAATGTATGATGGCAATTTTATTCATTTCTGCCAACATACTTTTTTGAATTCTGTTTATTGTTCT